ACGATCATTTCCTCGAGCGCGTGGGCGGCGTACCGACGAACCCCGGCGAGGCGTACAAGACATGGCCGTGGTGGCATGGTCAGACGAGCGACACGATGGTCGAGGAGAAGTTCACGCACACCTACCAGGAGCGATTCTGGCCGAAGCACGCGGGACTGTCAGAGAACATGACGACGGCTACCCACAGAGGGATTCGCTACACCTATGGTGACTTCAACGACTTGATCGAACTGCTGTACCGCACACCGTACACGCGGCAGGCGACGTTGCCGATCTTCTTCCCCGAAGACACAGGTGCAGCGCAGGGGCGAACGCCGTGCACCCTCCATTACCACTTCATGCTACGAGACGGTCGGCTGAACATGTGGTACGCCATGCGGTCGTGCGATGCCGTGCGGCACTTCCGCGACGATCTGTACCTCGCGTGTCGGCTCAACCTGTGGGTCATCAACGAGCTCATCGACCGAGAGATCCGCGACGACAACGAGCAACTCTGGAACCAAGTAACTCCGGGCCACCTGTACTTCTCGGCGTATTCGTTCCACGTCCTCGACGCTGATCGGCATCTGCTGCTATGACAAGAGTAGAGAAGACACAGGTCTTCATGGACGTTGCCCACAGCATCGCGCAACTGGGCACGTGCGACCGCGCGCAGGTCGGTGCGGTAATCGTTCGTGATGGCCGCTGTATCAGCTGGGGCTACAATGGCGCGCCGCCAGGCGCCCCGCACTGCGAGCAGAATAACCACGGATGGGGCAATACCGAGACGGACCTGGGCTTCAAGGATCTCGGCTGTCGTAACGCGACTCACGCAGAAGCGAACGCAATCGCTTTCGCGGCGAAGCAGGGCATCAGTACAGATGGGGCTATGCTCTATGTGACAGTCGCCCCATGCGATGTATGCTCACGCCTAATCATCGCCGCTGGGATTTGGGCTGTCTACTACGAGGAGGAGTATCGTGACCGAACAGGACGAGACATCCTCGAGCGTTCCGGTATCAGCTGTCTACAAGGCTATCCTAGCGATCGGGGTGATGGGTAGCGAGGAAGACGTAACCCGATTCACCGCCCTGTGGATAGCGGACGCGGAACGCCGCGCGCAGCAAATCTCCGCGAAGATCTTCAAGGGTAGGATTCAGTTGCTACCACTACCGGAGCGAGATGAAGAAATTCAAGAGCCCTCTTGATTACCTAGCGGATCATGATTGCCAGCTTTGTCCGCTGCACGAATACACGGACCGAGTTTGCGTCATGGGCAGTGGCAGTATCGAGAGCCGCATCATGATCGTCGGCGAAGCGCCGGGCGGTGAGGAGGAGCGGACGGGTCGCGTGTTCTCCGGCCGCGCAGGACAACTCATGGACCGCGCACTCGAACGCGCGGGCCTTAATCGCGAGGAGATCTATGTCACGAATGCTGCCAAGTGTCGACCTCCGGAAAACCGTACACCCGAGCGATGGGAAGCTAAGATATGCGCTGACGAGTACTTGGCCGCCGAGCTTGACGAGGTCAATCCAACCCATGTATTGCTACTGGGGAATGCTGCTCTTACTGCGGTGGCCAAGAAGTCAGGCATTACGAAGCATCGCGGTGTACGTCTTGAAGTCTCAGGACAACCACGCTCACGCACGATCATGGCGGCCTTTCATCCAGCATACGCCCTTCGGAATCCGGGCGTTCATCCCATTTTCCAAGAGGACGTTCGTCGGTTTTCTCGAGCTATACGAGGTCAGTTCCAAGTTATACCAATCAAGAAGCGATACGTAAGCACAGCGAAAGGACTACGTGGGGTCATTGCCTTACTCAAAGCTGCACCGCCGGGGACGGTGGTTTCATACGACGTGGAGAACCGCTACAGTCCATGGCATCCGGATTGGTCGATCCAATGCCTGGGACTTAGCCTTGATGGTCGAACGACCTACGTTATCCCGCTGTATCATCCGCAGAGTCCATTTCGAAAGACATGGCGGCGGCTTCTCATGTACCTTAAGCCTTACCTTGAGAGATCGGACCTCAAGTGGGTAGCGCAAAACGGTAAGCACGACAATACCCAGCTGTCGGGCGCGAAGATCTTCATGCAGCACAGGTTTGATATCATGCTCGCCGCGCACCTGGTCGACGAGAACCGTCCAAAGAACCTAGGTTTCCTCAGTCAAACGTACCTCGGCGCGGATGTCTACAAAGGTGAGCTTGATCTGAAGCCTGAGAAAATCCTCAGTGAACCGATACGTAAGCTCGCCTCGTACAACGCCGACGACGTAGCGTACACGCACCAACTGTACGAGCCGATCAAGCGTGACCTCCTCGCGAGTCCTCGCTTGACGAGGCTTTTCACGAAGTTGATGATGCCTGCATCTCACATGATCCAGGTGGTCGAGAACAACGGCGCGTATGTGGATCAGGATAGACTATTCGAGCGCATCGCTATCCTGCAGGGTGAGATCCAACGTCGCAAGGATGAGATGCAGACCCATATCTCCAAGAGAATGCTGCGGAATTTCCCACAGGGTGAGTACAACTACCGTTCGACGCAGCAGACTGGGCAGCTTCTCTATACCTCAGAGAAGAGAGGCGGGCTTGGCCTAGAGCCACTGATCTTCACGAAGACAGGCAATCCTTCTACGAACGAGGAATCACTCCAGGAGTATCTAGACCATCCGTTCGTCACGCTGCTCTTCCAGCTTCGCACGTTGGAGGGCAAATGGATGAACACATACCTGCTACCATGGAGCGGTCGTCTTGATGCTCGTAGTAGATTGCACACTATCTATAAGCTCTACGCAACTGTCACCGGAAGACTTTCAGGCGACCTACAGCAAGTTCCTCGAGACAGTTTTGTCCGATCCGTGTTTGGAGCTCCTCCGGGGTGGGTGCGTCTTGACGCTGACCTTAGCCAAGCCGAACTTCGCATCGCCGCCCACTGCGCGGACGAACGGAGAATGAAGCGGGCGTTCTTGTTGGGCGAGGACGTTCACACGGTCACGGCACAAGGAATCGTTGGTCGAACTGACGTTGGAAAGGAGGAGCGGAAGAGAGCGAAGGCAGTGAACTTTGGGTTCTTGTATGGCATGTACCCGCGTAAGTTCCAGAAGTACGCGAAGATCAACTACGGAATCGACGTGACGCTCGCGGAGGCGGAGGTGCAGCGTGAGCGATTCTTCAAACTCTACCCAGACCTCATCCGTTGGCATGAACGCCAGAGACGGCTCGTGCATCAAAACCACAGAGTGTCGTCTCCTATTGGCAGAGTACGACATCTACCGGACATTCAATCTCCTGACAATGGTGTGCGTATGGAGGCAGAACGGCAAGCGATCAACTCTCCCGTTCAGTCTTGCGCCTCCGACATAACTCTCTTCTCGATGGTTAAGCTACACGAGGAAATGAACCCTCGCGACATCTCGATGGTGATGACGCTTCACGATGGTATCGGCTTCGAGGTGCGTGAGGAGAAAGCCGAGGAGTATGCGAAACTCATCAAAGAGACCATGGAAGACCTCCCGCTTGCTCGAACCTTCGGATGCAACCTCTCCGTCCCTGTGGTGGCTGATGTCGAGTGGGGCAGTCACTGGGCGGGGACGCCGGACGCTTCTGGGCTGGGCTTTACGGGGTATTAAAACAGGAAGGTCGTGGGTTTGATATGATGAACTGTGACACGAACGCGCGTGGCTAAACCGCTCACCGTTAACCAGAGTCGGGTTAAGATGTTCCGACGCTGCCAGAAGCAGTACTCTTTCCGGTACGACTACCCCGCGCTCTACGGCGGAGGTGCGCGTCAGGAGATGGTACCGCTCGTTCGTAAGCTTCCGCTATATCGCGGGACTTGGATGCACGCCCTCCAGCAAGCACTGCACTATCAGTGGGCGGGCATTGACGAGTTCGAGATGACCGTCGGTGACGGAAAGCAGAAGCTTAGGATTGAGGCGAGCAGTTGGAAAGACGTGCAAGATGCCCTGACCGAGGCATTCGATGAGCTCTTCGACGAGGAGAAAGATGAACTCGGCGACTTGCCGATGGAATGTGAGCGGCTCTTTAGGTCGTATCTGCGATTCTGGAAGACTGATGAGCAAACCTACACCGTCGCTACCCTCCCTGACGGTTCCCCCTCCATTGAGTTCCTTGTCGATGTACCTCTGGATAACCTGGGATTGCCGGGAATCCGTTTCAAGGGACGCATCGACCTGCTCGTCGAGGACAACGAGTACGGAGGACTCTGGGTGTGGGACGCGAAGTGGGTAAGGTCTGTACCTGCACCAGACGAGAGAATGATGTCCCCTCAGGCACCGCTGTACGTCTGGGCGATCAGGGAGCAATACGGCCTCGACGTGCGAGGCTTCGTCTATAACTATGGACGAACGAAAGCGCCAAGCGAACCGCGCATCCTCCAACGAGGTACGCTGTCACTGGCCAAACGCATGGACACGGATCAGCATACGTACTACCGTGCGATTCGTGCCCTGCATGGCAAGCAGTACAAGCACTATCTACCGTACTACAGAGAGAAGCTCCTCGAGCTCAAGGGACGCGAAGCGATGTGGTTCCGTCGAGAACGTATCCCTGTGGAAGATGAGCGGATCCTGCACGCTTTGCGTGAGTACGCTGCGACGGTGCGCGACATCCAACGTCGTGAGACGCGCCGCGATTACGTCCCGCGGACATACAACTGGAACTGTAAGTTCAGGAGCGGTAACGGTTGCGAATACCACGACCTGTGCGTCGCGGAGTTCAACGGTCTGGAGATCGGGCCGCTCATCAAACACGGCTTCGTCTTCGAGGGCGAACGCTACGGACGCGAGGAGGACCTACTGAGTGGCTAGATCATCAGCCCCGCGAATCGACATAGACAAGGTCAGAACCCGTGTCGAACGCAAGATCCATAACGCAGCGGACTATCCATTGAACCTGGCGGTGGTCGTGTACGCGCGCCCGAAGGTAGGTAAGACGCGATTCTGCGCGACGGCGCCTGACGTGCTCATCATCGACTGCGATGAGAAGGGCACGGATAGCACCCGCGATGACCTCAATCCGAAGACCATTCGTATCACTACATGGAGCGAGGTCAACGACGTGTACTGGTATCTCCAATCGGGAGAGCATCCATACAAGTCTGTGGCAATCGACACGGTCAGTGGCCTGCAAACGTTGGCGATGAACTTCGTCCTCGGCGACGAGGCTGCGCGCGACGCGAGCAAGGACCCAGATCAACCGAGCCAGCGGATCTATCAGAAGGTCACGCAGCTCATGAAGACGCAGATCACGAACTACCGTAACCTCCCGATGAACGTCATCTTCACCGCGCACACGCGCACTCGCGAGGTCGGTGAGGGCGAGGAGGAAATTATCCAAGTCACGGGACCCAATCTGTCGCCGGCGAGTTTGTCTCACCTGCTCGGTGCGGTGGGTCTCATCGGATACATGAGCAAAAGGGAGGTGGTCGTACGCCGCACGGTGAACGGCGTGGCGCGCAAGCGCAAGGTACGGAAGGTGCGCATGCTGATCGGACCTAGCGAACGCTTCGAGACAGGCGTTCGGTACAGCGCGCTGAAGGATCTGGACCATATCGACGATCCGAACTTCGGTGAGCTGTTGGAGATCATCGCTGGAAGCAAGCAACTCAAGAAGGCAAGTGAAGGAGGCGTGAGTGGCAAGACAACGCGGAGCGCGGCGTAGTCTGCGCGTCGACT